AGGCACGAACATCGTCCTCAACTCGGACGACAGCACGACGCTGGGCACGGCAAAGCTGACCACACTGGCCGACAGCGCAGGCGCCAACACCAGCACCCCTGCCGCCATTGCCAACGGCATCGCTAAAGCCTGGGTCAACTTTAACGGCACTGGTACTCCTGCGATCCGCGCCAGCTACAACGTCAGCAGCATTACGGATAACGGGGTGGGTGACTATACGGTGAACTTCACGACGGCGATGGTGGATGCGAATTATTCTTTTAATTTAAGCGCCAATGACAACGGTACCGGCACTGGTGGTCCTACTCAAGCAAATGGCTTTGCCTATGGCGCTTGGAAACGCGGCACAAATAGCTGCGTCTACAACACCGGCAGCATGAGGTTTCAGATTGGATATCCTGCAAATCAAGATCTATACGATCAAACACACATCAACGTCGCCATCTTCCGCTAAGAGGTACCCCCCCCCATGAAAATCATCTACACCAACAACGAAGGCGGCGTCAGCGTCATCATCCCCACGGGTGAGCTGCCCATCGAAGAAGTCGCCGCCAAGGATGTGCCCGAAGGCGTGGCCTACGAAATCGTGGAAGACGACGCCATCCCCAGTGACCGCACCTTCCGTGGTGCGTGGGTCGCCAATGGTGCCGCTGTGGAGGTGGACCTCGATCAAGCCAAAGAGATCGGCCACGACAAGCGCCGCGCCCAACGTGCTGAGGAGTTCGCCCCACTTGACGAGGTGATCGCCAAGCAAATCCCCGGCAACGACCCAGCCGAAGTGGAAGCCGAGCGCCAAGCCATCCGCGACAAATACGCCGCAGTCCAAAATCAGATCGACGCTGCTGCCAGCCCCGACGAGATCAAGGCAGCCCTCGGGCTTGATTAGTTCCAGCCACTACTCCGTGGTACGGCAGTGATACATCGTTAATTTGCCGATAAATTAGTAACACGCCGATAGCTTCCTACAAGTGGCCGTCAAGTCAAAAACCGGCACCGCCCGCATCGAGCACCAGCCCGGTCCACCTAAGACCACGAGCCAGGGGCAAGGCCAGCACAGCCGCCCACGCCGCCGTGGCCACAAAAAGCTGCGCGGGCAAGGCCGCTAAACTTAAAGCATGATCGAGCTGGTCGCTGCTGTTGCTGGGGCATCCATCAGCGTGGCTGCGATGGGCGCGATGGGCTTCAGCAAGCGCAACGATGAAGCGCGTGATGCAGTGATCAGGCTGACGGCAGCCGTTGAGCACATCGCCACGCAGCTAGAGGTGTTGCATGTTGACATCAAAGAAGATCGGCGTGAAACATTCCAGCGGATTAGTGGCGTTGAGCGGCGCGTGGCTACGCTGGAAGCACGCCCACATCGTTGAACCGTGGACTTTCTTCATCATCCTGCGTTCTGGATCATCGTCGCTGCTGGTAGCGAGCTGATCGGCATGTCCAAGCTCAAGGACAACAGCATCATCCAGTTGGTGTTTCACATCCTCCGCAGCATCAAGCCAAAAAAGCCCTAGAAGTTGGCTGGCGCCGGTGGTGGTTTGAGCTGACCCTACCGGCCAAGCTGGACCAGGCCGAAGCTGACTGGCACGCAGCACAGCCGAAAGAGCCAGAGCCGGTGATCGTCGAGCACCCTGTTGACGATGAGCTGCAGACTGGCGACAGCCGCCTGCTTGGTGGCGCAATGTCCATCCATGCACCGTGGCAACGTGGCGAAGACACCAGTCAGACTTGAATCGTTATTTCGTTACTGGCGTGGGTTGCCGCACCAAGCCGCAGCCATCGTCGAACTTGAAGCAGCACTGCTCAAGGCTGCGCCGGATCTGCTGAACCGCGATCAGCCGTGGTTTAGCACATGGTCACAAGATGGCAAGCAAACTGACCTAACCGCAGCACTCAAGCTGATCCAGGACTTCGAGGGCTGCCACCTTGAGGCATACCTTTGTCCGGCTGGTGTACGGACAATCGGCTGGGGCACCACACGCTACAGCGACGGCAGGCGCGTAAAGCAAGGCGACAAGATCAATCGCGTCGAGGCTGATATGCTCCTGCGACAGGAGGTTGATCGCATTGCTGAGAAGCTGCGCGCCACCGTGCCGCATTGGCAGCAGATGGAAGATCACCAGAAGTGTGCACTGGTGTCGTTTGCCTACAACCTAGGCTCGGGTTTCTACGGTGCCAAGGATTTTGAGACCATCACCGCCAAGCTGCGCGACCGCAAATGGTCTGAGGTGCCTGCTGCACTGCTGTTGTACCGCAACCCCGGCAGCAGCTTCGAGGCTGGTCTGAAGCGCCGCCGTGAAGCAGAAGGCAGGCTATGGAGTGGCAGTAAGGCAGCACCACAGATTCAGCAGCAACCGGCCAAGCTGACACCTGATAGTCCGTTCGCATCACGCATCACGCCACATATCCGCATCGGCGAGTTTGCACTCGATCAAGAAGCAAGGCGCTTTGATCATCAGCACCAGGTCGATACTGCGGCAGAGCTGGCGGCATTTCTTGAGCGGATGCGTGGCCAATTTGGCAGCAAGCCGGTGGTCATCACCAGCGGCTATCGGCCACCTGCGGTCAATGCAGCGGTCGGCGGTGCTAAGCAGTCAGAGCACCTGTACTCACGCGCTGGTGAGGGCGCCGTTGATTTTTACATCGTCGGCGCTGACATGATGGCGGTGCAAAAATGGTGCGACAAAGAGTGGCCATACTCGCTGGGCTATGCCGCACCGCAGTTCATACACCTAGGACGGCGTGCTGATAAGTCAAGACGCAGGTGGGATTATCGCTAGACTGTTGTCGCAGCCGCTACACAACGGCATGGCGATCACCACTACAAGGCTGACGCCAGAGCTGTTAGAGGTACGCATACCGTACAACAGCTTCAAGGATTCCACAACCTTTCTGCTGGCATCCGACATCCATTTGGATAATCCTAAATGTGACCGCAAGCTATTCCTGCAGCATCTTGATGAGTGCCGAGCCTTAAATGGCAAGGCGCTTTTTTTTGGTGATGTGATGTGCCTGATGCAGGGCAAGAAAGACAGACGCGGCAGCAAAGGTGACATCAGGCCTGAGCATCTCGGCGGTAATTACTTTGATCTGGTCTTCCGTGAATCCGCCGACCTATTGAAGCCATACGGCGACATGATTCTGATGATGGGCGACGGCAACCATGAAACCGCTGTCCTCAATAACCAAGAGATTGACCCGCTAGAGAACGTGGTCCGGTTGATGCGTAACGATGGCGCCGTCACCGAGCACATGGGCTATCAAGGTTTTGTGCGGTTTGTATTTATGCAGCCCGATGGTGGTGCTGTTAGACGCTCTGTGCTGTTCTTTCACCATGGCGCATGGGGCGGCATCGTTACCAAAGGCACCATGGGCGGCGGTCGCTATTCGCAAATAGCGCCTGATGCTGACATCGTGCTCAATGGTCACAACCATGAGCGCACCATGGTCGCACTTCCGTGCTACCGGATCAACGACAATGGCAATGCATGGATTGAACAGCGCTGGCACCTGCAAACTGGCACCTACAAACAAGAGTTTGGCGCTACTGGTGGATGGGCGATTGAACGGATCGTGATGCCCAAAAGCCTTGGCGGGATATGGCTGACGCTACAACCACGAAAGCGTGGCGGCGTTGATATTTCCTGCAGACCAACCGTATGAGGCAGTACGTCCTTGAGATCGAGTACACCATCGTGGTGGAATCAGAAGAGGATGGCCGTGAAGCAGTATCTGACAACTTTGTGGCGCGGCTCACTGAGTTAGCGCCATCAAACGATCACATCCTGGGCTTAGCCGTCCAGGTGTTACCGATACCAGAACTGCGTGGACCATCAGATTGAAGGCTCTAACCTCATCCCGAAACGCAATGCAAAACACCAGTTCAGGCAACAGATCTTTGAGGCATGGAGCCATGAGTGCGCGTACTGCGGCGCAGAGCCTGACACGTTAGATCACGTCAAGCCACGGCACAAGGGTGGCGCCACAGTTGCTTGCAATCTTGTACCGGCGTGTCAGATTTGCAACCGTAAAAAGGGCAGCGAAGACTGGCGCGACTGGTTCAGCCGTCAAGATTCGTGGACAACAGCTCGCGTGCTAAGGATTCAGGATTGGACGCTTGATTAAGCATTTGGTGGTAAAAAATTAACGCTTGCCATGCCTGCCTGTGCTCGATGCACATACCATTCAGGCACACGCGATAGATATGCCCCACCTTGTGAATCGTTGGTTTCGACATGTCCAAGGGGGGTATCGTCCAAAGGGTTACTCATCAGCATACGCAGCCGTTGCAGGCCACGCTTCTCTAGGTTCTGCAATCTTGTCTTGCTAATGCCCATACGCTGTTCCAGTTCAGACCAACTCACAGGCCTGGCAAGGCTTCTGGCTTTAAGTATCCGTTTGGTTCGACCGTCTAGTTTTGCTTCAAATATCTCCATCATGTCGCGTATTTCTTGCCGCGTTTCAACTAAATCATCCTCGTATTTAGGATCAGCGATGTTATCGCAAATGGATGTGGTTTCTGTTTCAGCTACCTTTTGATCAAGACTGGTGACGCGATAGGTTTGTTTCATCAGATATGACAACTGTTCTGTTTTAATCCCCATTGCTGCTGCCGTTTCAGCCATGCTTGGTTGGCGCCCTAGTTTATGGCTAAGGTCTTGCACCGTGCGGCCTAGCTTGTATAGCGTCTCATGCAGGCTGGTTGGCAGCCGGATCATGTCATCGCTTTGGATCAATGCACGGGTGATGCCCTGGCGGATCCACCAGTAGGCATAGGTCGAGAACTTGTAGCCCCTTGATGGGTCAAACAACTCAACCGCACGCGCCAAGCCGATATTGCCCTCTTGAATCAGGTCCATCAGCTCAAGGCTTTTGTTGCTGCGTTTGTCGTACTTGCGTGCTACATGCACCACAAGCTGCAGATTGGACTGGATAAACCGCTGCCGTGCGCGTTCACCGCTGCGCACTTCGCGCTGCTCTGCAACGGTCAGTTTCCTTTCTAGATTCTTTAATTCTTGCCATTTTGCTACACGCCTGCCTAGCTGTATCTCTTGTTGCGGTGTCAACAGCGGATATTTGGCAATACTGTTGAGATAGTCTTTAACGTTGTCAGCCATGACGAATCCGCTGGTTCACACGATGGAAGCGAAGTTCCATGGCGCTGCCAACGCTAACATGCTGCGCCAGCTTCATGCGGCAAAAGACTGGAACGCATTGCTCGAATATGGCCTGCTACTGGCTGAATCAGAAGCCAGCCAGCGGTCAACGATTAAATGGTTGGTCGCGGAAGCCATGAGATCATGCAGCGTCCAGGACTGGCACATCCAAGCGGCTAAGGAACTGCTTGCTGGCCGTGACTAACTTGTCGCCGTTGTAGCTGCCGGTGACGGCATAACTGATGGCTGGTCGTTGGCTCATGCGCCAAAAGACCATCTGACCAATTTTCAGGCCAGGGTAAATCGGCAGCGGCTGAAGCTGGCGTGCATTTTTTAGTTCCAGTGTCAGACTGCTGCCATGCCAACCGGGATCGGCGTAGCCAGCATGGAGATTTTCATAGCCCTCGCGTGCACGACTGGATTTAAGGAAGAACAAGCCTGCGATGTCTTCAGGCATGTTGAATGTCTCCATTGTCTGCGCAAGAATGAACTGCCCTGGCACCAATTCATACGGGTGCTCGATGGTGTAATCCTTGATGCTGAGCGGAATCATCTGATGCCCTTGAACAGACTCCAGCATGATTAAATCACCTACCCGCAGGTCGATGCTTGCTGGGTTAATTAGGTCTGCGTCATAGTCCTGCACCATCGAGTGCTGGCGGATCAGGTCTTGGATTTCGTGGTCGGAAAGAATCACTGGCCTGGTAGGGAGTAACGGTTTGCTCGGGTGGCTGTGCGGTGTACCATCGATGACCGCAGCCGTTGCATTTACGACGGCGGTAAATTATGCCGTCTTCAGTTTGCTTGGTGTAGACGACATAGGTTTTTTGGCACGCGCATTCAGGGCATCGGATTTGAATAGCAGGCATTGATCTTCAAGGTCTTTTGCCATTACTGCAGCAGAACGCAACATGGTACTGAGCTTGACAGGCTCCATCTCGCGTGCCATCGCATAACGGATGGCTTGCCGGAAACCCATACTAATGTTGCCGCTGCCTAGCTTGCGTGCCGCTTCAATCTCTTCACGAGTCATCCTGATGTTGACCGTAAAGTTCCGGCCTTTACCGTTAGGCCGGCGGTCGCTCGGCATCTTGCATCAGCTCCATCAGGTCAAGCATATGCGCTGCAAAAGCAACATGCGTCATTACTGCATGAGTGCCGGGCGCAATCCCATAGCTTTCACGCCACCAATCTTCGAAGGCAGCCTTGATGGTTAGCTCGTTCATCATTGCCTGACTTGGACTGGCATAACCAAATAAGTTTGATCGACTGCAGCCTTCGGCTTGATCACGACTGGTGTTTTTTCACCATTTGCCATAAAAACCACATAGTCATGACTCCTGAAAGCCTTAAGTGCGTCAAGAATGTAGTTTACATTAAAAGCCCATACCCCTTCTCCTTCGTCCAAATAAGGCATCGACTCGGCGCCATTTAGCGCATCAGCTTCCGCTGTAATTGTCAAAACACCATTATTGGCTTCAACTTTAACGACCGAGTTGTGCTCTTCGGCCACAATTGCTACTCTTTCTAAACAGCGTAATAGCCTATGCCGATCAACTTCGATTTGATGATCGAAAGTTTTAGGGATAAGGCTGATCAAGTCTGGATACTTGCCGTCCAACGTCCTTGAAAAAATAGTAATCCCTTCATCGGTAACAATAACAGCTTGTCCCTTGTCCGCCGAAATCGTCACAGCTTGATATTGAATTAAACGCATGGTGTTAGCTGGCAACACAAGGTCAATTCCGTCAGGCAAATCAACTGCATAACGCATCATTCGGTGACCGTCTGTTGCTTCCATGTAACCATTGGCAATGTGGATGCCCTGCAGAATTTGCTTGCTGGCGTCTTTGCTAGTACATGGCAAACACGCTTTCACTCCATCTGAAAGCAAAAGCTCACTTGACTTCGAATCGACCACTGGCAAAGCAGGGTAGTCAAGTGCGTCGTGAAATGGAATCTTGTAAGCACCGTCCAATGTTTTGATTAAATTGTTCTCAATACTAATAGCATCATCCTCCTCGAAACGGTTGGTCAAATTAGCTAGCAGTTTGTACGGCATTGCCAAGCTGCCATTTTTTTCGACTAGCGCAGGCGTTGTGATGCTGATGCCAAGGTCCATATTGAACCCAGTTAAAGTCATTTCACCGTTCCTTGCATCGAACAGCACGCAACCAAGAATCGGATGGCTGTTGTTTGAATTAATAGCTGGTGAAATCGTTTTCAAAGCGTGGGACAGGTCGCCCTTCGTTGTAAGTAGTTTCATTGTCGGTGGATAAGATACCAAATTGCTTTGCCCAAATCCTCATCACCACCCTTGTGCCGTTCGCGCCAGATGTACTTTATTGCATTGCCTTTGATGTAACCACGCCATTCCTCAGGATTGAGGGCTGATCGGATTGCATCGATGCATTCAATATTGCCACTGGTGTAATGGTCTGGATGGTTGATAGAGTCAGACATTCGCGGCTTCTTGCAGATGAGAAATGATCCAGTCGTAATCAATTTTGAAGCTAGTGACCAGATCCGGCGGAATCGGGACACCATCATCTTTTGCATTATCCAGGACTGCCGCTGCATTGGCAAGGGCTTCACGCATCAAACGATCAAGGTTCTGAATTACTGGTTTTTGCTTTTCGCTTATAAAAAGCAGAGAGTCAGGCTTCATGGTTTAATCGTGATTTTGCATGGTCTGGTTTCTTGAAATGCAAGAACAGCTTGGTCTTTGCCGCTGGCATAACCAGCCGCGTAGATCATAAACATCATGACCAAAGCCGCAATCCTGTTGACACAAGGATTGTTAATCATTGCTCACCTCAACTGTTTCAGTTTCTGTTTGGTTTAAGGAAACATTTTCTTCAGGCCAAAATCTTGCATTACGCAGACCTGCTATTGTTTGAGCCAGCAAATCAATTGCATCCTCAAGTTCAGAGAGGAAGCAGCACATTGATGGGTCATGATTTTCCTGTTCATGAATTTCCTCCCATTTTTCATAAAACTTACTTACCAAAACAGATTGACAGACAAAGAGGGCGCTTTTGTTTTCAAGCAACCAATCCCCAGCGTTAATACGGAATGCATTTCTTCTGGCTTCCAGCATTGTTGTTGCTTTTGCCGTAACGCTTTCCATTTCAAAAAAGCTCCTTAAGTGTTTGTTTGGTAACGCGGTAGTACATCACCATTCCTGGCACCTTTTCAATGAAATCGCAATCACATAAAATCTGCAATCCACGGCTAACCATTCGGCGCCACCTAGGAAGTTCTTTGTGCATTTTGACAAGATCGCCATCCCAAAAGTCTTCGAAACATGCTTCCAAATATGCGTTCATTGTGACCGCCGAAAAAGCGCCGTCGTGAAACTTAGGATTGTTGGCGATAATCCGCGAAATAATTTGCGCCCATTCTTGTGAGCTGTGGAATGGCAGCTCATCATTGGTTTTTTGTTCTTGCGCCTTTTGAACATGACTAATCTGAAACAATAGTGATTCAATCACATTTGCTGCATCCCTAAGGAGCTCTGGCATTTTTGCCACATCATCAGGCACCGTTTGCCTGATTTCGTCTTGCAACAGGCCAGGCATTTGCTGTTCAATCGGGAGCGCGGTGCCTTTGTACTGGCCCTCATAGGCAGGATCGGCGCAAGGTCCAACCCTGTAGGCTTTAACAATTTGACCTGGTCGCAGCTTGGCGAACCACTCCTGTTTGTCTGGTGAAAAAATAATGCCTTCATACGTCATACCGTTGTAGACGTAGCTGCATTTGGCCTGAAGGTTGCCGTTTCGAGTACGCGAAGGCAACAGGAAATTAATCCTAGCGTCGAGTGTTTCTGGAAGCATGAGCTTAATTTGGGTTTGCATTGTTAAAAATGGGGGCATTGCTGCCCCCAGTGATGGTTAAAAGGGCATGTCGTCAGCAGAGCTTTTCTGCTTGGGCGGCAGAGAGAAGTCTGTTACCGACAAGTTGATCGCGCCACCAGGCGTGCCATCTTTGCGCTCAAATGATTCGACGTACGCCTGGCCAGTCACGGTGATTTGAGCACCCTTGGTCAAATAGTCATCTGCAACCTTTGCCTTAGGTCCCCATACGGCACATTTAATGACCGAGACAATGTCTTCTCCTTTGATTTTTTTGTTGACCATCAAGGTGAAGTTGGCAACTTCGGTGTCTTTGATGGTCTTGAGTTCAGGATCGGCAGCGAGATTACCGACAGCGGTTACTTGCAACATGATTTTGGAATGGTGTTGGGCTGGTGTCAGAGGCTAAGGCGCTCTTGAATGAAGCGCAGATGCTTGGGCAGCGTGATATGCGCTGTCATCAATTCACCTTCGGGCACGTCAAAGGTTTTGTTGAACTCTTTGATAATCTTGTTCCTCACGGCTACTGGCTCTTGGGTCAGTAGGTCACGGATCGTCTTTAAATCTTTGTCCGTGATCGGCGTGTCTTCAGGGTCAAGTTCTGTCGCGGCAGGCTCTTGAGCTTTTGCTTTTGGCTTGGGCTCAACTTTAGCCTTTGCAACAGATTCTGTGGCTGGTGCTTCAGTGGTCGCCTCCTTAGCCGTTTCAACCTCTTCTTTTGCCCATAGCTCGTAGCCAAGGCTGAAAAAGTAAGCAGCAGCAGCACAAAGACCACGACGATGCGTGTCAGTCAAAACACGGCACGATACCTTTTCAAAGGCCACAGGCTGGTTTCGATGGTCTTGGCATGGATAAGGAAAACAAACAGTTGATTCCCCTTCAGGACCACGGAAATAACCCATGATGTAGCCGCTGCCGTCTGGAGCTTTCCAGACATGACTGTTGTTGTCGTCCTGCATCAGGGCGAATTGCCAGCCTGGTGCGTTGGTGTGTAAGTGGTTTGCTATCCTTGCCCAACTGACGTAGTCAGCGGCATAAGATCCAGACCCTTTGCGGAATACGTCATCTTTTGTGATGGTGCCCGCCAAATTGGGGTAAGTCATTTGGTTTGGTGATTAAGCGCAGTGAGCGTAATGATTGCGCCTGGCTGCTCATTTTCAGTGCAGTAGCGCTTGCTGGCCGTCAAACTGACAACCTGCCGGTCATCGTCAAACAAAACGCCTGTCAAAGCGTCGTGGGTTGACCTGACCAGTTTTTCAATGTCGCCGTTTCGGGCAGACGTGCAGTGCATGGGGGCGGACGAGCGTAAACCATGTTTTCCGTAATGGGATGTTGGACGTTTAAACCGAAACACCATGGAAGCCGTCATCGGAGCAGCGGTGTCCCAGCCGCTTGGCTTGGCTGTCATGGACTGGTACTTCACATCCTGCCGCCAGGGCTTTACGTTTTTGCTGGATTCGACCATGACGCCTTTGCCTATGTGACGTTTTGAACCTTGTGGAGCAGGAAGACCGATGACGACGAAAGAAATGGTGTTTTTCAATCCATAGTGCGCAACTGGTAGTAGGTTGTCACATTCCTGGTCGCTAGTCCAGCATCAATGTCTTGCTCCTTAATGGTCCTCATAGCTCGTTCGGCATCTTTGCTGTACTTGTAAGAGTTACGTTCGCAACGGATGTACTTGGCATTGGGGAACTGGAAAATGCCATCCTCTTGTTGGTAATCTTTCAATTCACCAAAAGCAATGGCGCCTTGCAGTTGTTCTTTCAGGAATGCTTCTTTTTGCTCTAGCTCTTCTTTTTGCTGTTTAACCTCGATCAGTGCGTTGATCAGGTCTTGTGCTGTTGTGATTGGAGTGGTCATGGTGCGCATTGGGTTGGCAGTTGATTGATTGCTGCTCGACGTAATTGAAAACTGAAAGCCCGACGATGCAGCTAGTTAGGCAGAAAAAGAAAGGAAAGGAAAGCTTGAAACGCTTGTGCCAAGGCAAGTTTGTGTAACTGTCCATGAGAACGTAAAGCCCACGACGCAGGCGAACTGTTTGTTTCATTGCACTGCTTGAATACGAACACGTTGAATCAATTCGCTTAGCAGCTCGTAGCCTTCGTCTTCGTCCGGGTAAATGTCATGCTCAGCCATCAACTCTGTTGCCATTTCGGCCAGTGTGTCGATGTGGTGTTCCCAGACGTACTCGGCAAACTTGTCAGCCAGTTGATCAGCCAGGTTTGCGGTGAGGTTTGGAAAGGTCATGTTTAAAACGCGATGGGCTGGGAGGCTTATCTCCTTGAATTAATTAAAGCGTGAAACTGGGCAAAAAGCAACCCTAAAATCGTTAAAAAAACAACAAAAGTGCGGGGACTTACGCGGTTGAACAGCTTGCACGGTGCCAATGCCGGATACGATTTCCTCGGAGCCACACCGCGTCCGCAGTCAGACCTTATTCCATGCTTCAGCCGTTACCCCACCAAATGGTCCGATCAGTGGCGACTTACGCAACAGGAGCTGTTCGCACAATGCAGTATCAATGAGCTCCGCTGCCCCTAGATCAACCGTCGCTGAAGTGTTTTTGCACCAGCTCGTTGATTTCGTCAGGATAGTCTGTCCAGGCAGCTAACGCTTTTGCAAGCAAATCAGCTTCCAACCATCCGAGCGGTTTGCCAAAGTGGCCGTCAATATTTCCAGTCAAAATCAAAAAAGCAGCGTAGGTCGGGGGAAACTGTTCGTTGTCTGCCCATTGAAACAGACGGTCAACGGCGTACTCAGCATCACGTAGTTCTTGGCTTTTCATGGCTCAATCAAACATGCCTGCATTGTCTTCGAGTGCTGTAACCAGACCATCGAAGTCCTCGCTGTTTGGCAGCACGGTGATCAAAGTGTCAACCAGGTCGGATCCATACTCCTCGCGCAAACAATCGAGATAGTCTTCGCGGTCGTTGTATCCATTGTCGGTGTAAACAGTCATTGGCGTCGTTGGTGATAAAAGGTTGTGAGTTTGTCATCAAGTTTGATTAACTTGTCAGCCCAGCTGCCTGCTTCTGCCTGGTCTTCTGGGTCTGGCAGGTTGTTGCGAGCATCACGAGCAAGCTCGTACATCAGATCAAGTTCGGCAAACGTGAAGTGGCAGACGTAACCGTGGTCAGCTCGTTTCATCATCAGCGGAGAGCCATTTTTTCGGCGACGAGCATTTGCACTTCGCGCATGCGCTTGGCAACAACACGCTTGGCTTTGGTGCAAGCAGGCCAGTCACCACGAGCAAAGCAGTGGGAGTATTCGGTTTGAGCTTGGGAAAGGAGCTCTTTGGCGGTGGCGAGTTGGAATTCGATGGTTTGCATTTGAGGAAAGAAGTGGAGAGGCATCAGCCCCATACATTTATTAAACCTCGAAACGCAACAAAAAGCAAGTCATTTATGACTCAGAAATGATTCGAAATGATTTAGTTTTGCTGCTTTTTGCGTTCACGTTCTCTGGTTGCCGCTCTGCTCTCGATTTTTGGTTTGCGGCTGTTGTTGCCTTTTGCTCGCTTTTGTCCATGTATGGCGTAACGCTGTTTCGTCACCTCTTTTGCAGCCTCAACAGCTTCCCAGTAGCCAGGCGGCTCCAGCTCTGGATGCTCCTTGAAATAAGCGGTCCAATCCATCTTGCTTAAAAAGGGCAGTTCTCCAGTTGAAACACGTCCCAAGCATCAAGCCATGCGCCAATGCAGTCGTCAGGCTCGTTTTGAATCAGGCGGCAGCGGTTTGGTCCGACCACAACCGTGTAGCACCAATCCACATACAAGCCGTGATGATGGTCGTTCAACATCGCCAAGTAACCACCTAGTTGAGCTTTGGCTGGCTTGCGCCGATCAACAGCAGTTTCATTGCCAACAGTCTTTATGTCACCCAATGCGATCTTGCCATTTTTAGATTTGACCAAAAAATCAAAGCTGCCGCCTACGCCCTTTTTGTGATCGCATAGGCGGTACTCGACTGCCAACACCTCGCTATCGCGCAGCAACCAACAATCCTGCAAAGCACTGGTCCATTCGCCGTAATCGGTATCTGGCAGCGGCTCCTGCTTCAACATGGCTTCGCAAAAGGCGTGAACAGCATTCCCGCGAGGCGCCCACACATGCTTCGTTTCCTCGAATCGACGGTGCTGTTCAGGGTTAAAACGATTCACCACACGCGAAACGCTGAACGGCAACCAGCGCCCGTTGTATCGGTATTTGTGGATTCCTTCGTGGAACTCCAGTCCATTGATCGGCTCAAGCACTTGCAAAAACAGTCGGTTAACAGGTTTAATTAAAGCTGTTCTGCTTCAAAAAAGCACCAATGGCAGTCGGAAAAGCAACCGGAATCGGCATCGACAACAGCCTGCTCGATCGGCTGGAACAGTTTCGACCACCCTACATGACCCAAAAAGTGCACATCAACATGCTTGTTGAGGAAGCATTGAAACGGCTCGAACAGCAGGAACAAGCTCCTGTCGAAACTGGCACGCTTACGCTGAAGTAGCTGGCTGCCGAGGCTCAAGCGAGTCGAGCGCATTGCCAAATATAAGGCAAAATAAAAGCGCCCTAGCTTGAACAGAAGCCAGGGCGATTAGTCTCAGCCGCTCGATTTTACATGACTTTCGCTGTTAAGTCCACGGGCTTTTCTGTTCTTCCGTACAGGTTGATGGACGAACAAAAAGACCCAAAGATTTTGATTATTTATGCCTGGCTTCATCGCCACGGTTGGAACTCCAACCAAGGTTGTTTTGCGTCTTTGGCGACGTTGGCTGGCGAGGCTGGTGTATCCAGAAAAACCACGCAACGGGCATTGGCCATCCTCGTCCGTGACGGCTGGGTGACTGTGGAAAACCGTCCAGGCAAGACCGCCGTTTACCGAATCCGCTCCGAAAAAGCCAGGTCGAAAACGACCCAAGTCAAAAACGACCCAGGTCGAAAACGACCTAGGGGTCAGGTCGAAAACGACCTAGGTACCCAGGTCGAAAACGACCTACGAACAAAAACCCATAAACAAGAACCCATTAACAACAAAAAACCCTTAAAGCTTCAAACTGAGTTTGAAGCCGTTTGTTCGAAGCCTGTTGGCGACAGCAAAAAGCGGCAGCGGACCAAAGGCTCAGAGGCTTTTGAAGGGTTTTGGAAGCTGTACCTGTCCGCACCTGTTCGGGCAGCTAGCCAGTCCAAACCGAAGGCTTTAGCGCAATGGCAAAAAATCACCCGTTTTGAGCCGGAACGGGTTTTAATGGAGGCGCTCGAAACCGAGATCAAGCATCAGCAGGCTGCTGGTGATGCGTTTGTGATCCCGTTACCCGATTGTTTCCGCTGGCTACGGGACGAGCGTTATGCCGTCGTCAACGAGCGCCCTGCTGGCAGCAGCGGCTTCAACCACGAAACCTATGTCTTCTAATGTCTTTGAAATTATTTGACTACGAAAACCGTGGGCGTTACGTCCATCAGGTTTATGACAACAAACAACGCCTTTCGACGCAGTCTGTTTATCGCTTGGCCGGGTCAGGCAATTTTGCTGAAACCGAACTTGGTGATCCGAGGTTTCATTACTCGCCTGTCAGCGGTGACCATGCGATCGGCAAGTATGACGAGGATGGCCACTACTGCACCTACCTGCCGCCAATCCCCAGACCTGGCTCGAAAGAACCTGTTGGTCGATACGTGCGCCATCCGTGGGCAGAAGAGGAGCGCCGTCGTCAAGGCGCGATGGAGGCTTGATCCGTGAAACAACCGAAAATTGGAGGTTTGCAGCCGCTCGGCACGTTCCAACAAACTGGCGAAACGCTCGCCCGCATGATCGCCAAGGGACTGTGCACCCTGGACGACCTTGACGCCAGGCCGCCTGGTTCAATTGATTTGCCCATGCCTGAGTACCGAAACATCGCCCGTGATTGGATTACGGGCAACCGCAACCGATGGGCTGAAATCAAAAACGAGTACGGGTCAGCTTCGGAGCCAGTAATCGAGCTGGTTTCCCCAAGAGACCTGCCCACAACTGAACAACCACTACCGTTCTGACCGCATGAAGCGCATCGCTGTTAAGTGCTACTTGACCCAAGAAGAAAACGAGCTACTGTCGCGTCAAGCGAAACAGCTCAACATGGAGCGCGGTCAACTGATTCGCCAGAGGGCTCTAGGAGCCGCTGCAGGGCGCTCGAACGGCTCGGCAGGCAAGACTCCCTTAAAGGTCTACCACGAGGCCGTTGCAGCCGCCTACAGGGTGTCCAATGGTTACGCACCTCGTCACGTCGTCGAAAGCATTGCCGCTGCCGTACTCTGCTGCGTCGATCAACTTCAAGTGGACGAGGCGTTTGACGCTGTTGCTTAAACCGGCTAAAAAGGAGCGAAAGCCACACGTTTCACATGGTTATCGCTCCTGAATTTATCGATCAGACCCCAGTTGAAGACCTCAAGCCATACGACAAAAACCCAAGGACCCATAGCGCAACTCAAATCGAACGCCTGGTGAACTCCATGAAAGAGTTCGGGTTCACTAATCCACTTCTGATCGATGACGATCAAAACGTCATCGCTGGTCACGGTCGCCTTGAAGCAGCAAAAATCCTTGGCCTTGAAACTGTCCCAACAATTACTCTGTCGCACCTAACGCCAGAGCAAAGGCGTGCTTACGTTATCGCTGATAACCAGCTAGCTCTTAACTCTGGTTGGGATGACGACCTGCTCCAATCAGAAATTAACGCACTCGGTGAACTTGGCTACGACTTGACCCTTCTCGGCTGGGGCGATGAACTTCCCAGTTTCGGTGAAGAAATCGACCTGTCCGCCCTAGAAGACGAAGAAGACTTGTCCGAATACGCTGCTGGCGTGCGCAAAGCGATTCAGATCGACTTCGAACCAGAAGACTACGAAGAGGCGCAGGCACTGGTATCCGCAGCTCGCAAGTCTGGTAAATATGTCGGCATGCTTTTAATCAATGCACTTAAAGACGATGCTTGATTATCAAATCGCTATTCCCTCTTACAAGCGAACGGAAACACTAGCGAAAGCAACGCTGTCTATGTTAAAAAAACATGGTTGCGACTTTTCGAACGTAACCATCTTTACCGCCGACAAAAACGAAACCAAAGCCTATTCCGCCATGCTTGGCATGGTCGGCATTCGAGCTGAAGTAGTTACTGGCGAACCAGGCATCGGCAAGCAACGCATCTTTATTAACAAACACTACCCAGTTGACACGAGGGTTCTCAGCCTCGATGACGATATTTATGCCTTGTCGATCGTTGATGAAAACAAAAAACTGAATCCCTGTGATTGGACAATCGACCGCATTGCCTTAAAAGGGTTTCAAACCTGCGAAAAGGTCAACGCAAAAATGTGGGGAATCAATCCCGTTGAAAATGGCTTCTATATGGATCGCACTACCTCGATTGGCCTGCGATACATCTGTGCCAACTTCTTCGGGTCTTACGCCGGTGATGCTGTTTGGACCGCCACAGACCGTAAAGACTTCTCTTCAGGCGAAGACTTTGAATCCACGCTTCGATCATTCGTGCAATACAAAGGCGTCGTCCGCCTAGACGGTATTTGCCCTAAAACTAAATACTTCGCGCAAGGTGGCATCTGCGCTGAAATAGGCGGTGAAGACAAACGCAAACTAGACCATCACAAGCACCTCACCGAAATCGCTGCACGCTTTCCTCACCTATGCAAAACCTACAAAAAATCAGACGGCACTACTAACATCAAACTAAAACCAGTCACACGCGGCAAAATTGCTTGGCTATGACCATTACAAAACTGCCAACCGTCATACTCAAACCCGTTCAGCACACCGTCAAAATCGGTGATTCCGTAACCAACCTGCAACCTACAATCACGGATTCCTGCATCCTTGTGGACCCTGACGGCAGTCAGGTAGGACTGTTCCTCAAAGAGCTTCCGCCAGAACTGCAAAATCTGGTCAACATCGCTGACCTCGAAGTTCGCTCCGATCGCGTTCCAAAATCAACCATGCGCCGCTCTTCAGGCATGATGGGCGCCGCCAAAGAAGTTGAGCAATACTCGGCCATTCTCGGCTCATGCCCGCCTAAACCGCACATGCGCCGCCCATATCCCACACGCTCGTCAATACACTCCAAACCCTCGGCGTCAACATTCGTCCGTGCCATGCTCAAAGCAGGCAAACTCGCTATGGGTCTCGTCGCTCACTACATCCCAGACGTCCACGCCAAGCACCTATCCGTTATCGAAAAACGCATCCCATCAGATTGGCGCTTCACCCCATACTTCTCCTCAACCATCTCGAACTGCAATATCGCTGCCCCAATCCACCAAGACAACGCCAACGTCAAAGGCGCCGTAAACCTCATCATTACCAAGCGTCAAAACTCAACAGGCGGAAACCTCTGCGTTCCTGATTACAACGCCACCTTCGATCAATCAAATAATTCCCTTCTCGTTTACCCCGCATGGCGCAACATGCACGGCGTAACACCAATCGTCCCAACGCATCCTGGTGGTTACCGTAACTCTCACGTCTGGTATGCTCTAGACTCTTTTGCAAACCTGTAATAACAAATATGGCTGGTAAAACTCGTTGCACTGCAGCAGAAAAAATGTTCAGAACTGCTCGTATCGCACGCATGATTGCCAATGGTGCGACACGATCGGATCTTTTGCAATACGGTGCTGCTGAATGGGGGCTCAGCCCACGCATGGTAGACGAGTACCGTGCCGCAGCAATGAAGGAACTGGAACTTGATTGGAACCTTGACCGCCAGGCCTACGCAGCAGTCCTGTTATCGCAACTCAACATCGTACACAAAAAGTCTATGGAAGGCGGCAACCTGGCTGTCACCCTTGGCTGCATTAACACCGCTGCAAAAATTGCCAAGATTTTGGATTGATGGGGTTCCTTAGCTCATTGCCCTCGGGATCTGTTCTTTCGCCGATAGTCGAACCCAATACTGATGCGCAGTTAGCAATCGCCTCAGTAAGCGATACCCTTTACGGCACCCTCACCGAACCGCAACGTAAGGTGTACGACGCACCAGAGCGGTTCAAAATGCTTTGCTCTGGTCGTCGTTTTGGCAAGACTTACCTCTGCATCGCTCGCCTCGTCAACTGGGCTGCTACCAAACCAAACAGCCTGAATTGGTACGTCACGGCAAACTACAGAATGGCGAAGCAAATTGCCTGGCGGCAACTCAAAGCAATGATTCCGCCTGATGTTTGCGTAAAACGAAACGAGTCTGAGTTGAGCCTTGAACTCGTCAATGGCAGCATCATTGCCCTTAAAGGCGCTGAAAACCCAGACACGCTGCGTGGTGTCAGCCTTTCAACTCTCATCGTTGACGAAGCTGCGTACGTCAAACAAGACGCTTGGGAAATGGTTCTGCGTCCTGCTCTGTCAGACCAAGGTGGTCCGGCTTGGTTTATTACTACGCCCGCTGGCCTGAACTGGTTTCATGATCTTTGGGAACAAGCGCAGCAGGAACCTGACTGGCGTACGTTTTCATACTCCACCATCGAAGGTGGCAACGTATCTCAAGAAGAAATCGACGCTGCCAAACGCACCCTGGATGAACGCACCTTCCGCCAGGAATACCTAGCCAGCTTTGAAACGTTGTCTGGCCGCGTTTATCCAGACTTCTCTGACGACAACATTTCAGACACCGTTCAGGACACTGGAGCTGAAATTTACTGGGGCACAGACTTTAACGTATCAGTCATGGCTGGCGTACTCGGCAGTCGCGTGGGCGACACGCTGCATGTCTGGGATGAACTGGCAGTCAACCAGTCCAATACTGATGAAGTTTGCACCCTGTTAAAAGAACGCTTTCCTGACCGCAAAATTATTGCTTATCCAGACCCGACAGGTTCAGCTCGCAAGACCAGTTCCGCCGGTAAAACTGACCATGACATTATTCGTCGTTACGGTTTTAGCTGCATGAGCCCGAAAGCTCCTTGGTCGGTGAAGGACAAAATCAACGCGACCAACTGGATGGTTCGCGCCGCCGATGGGCATTTGAAACTATTTGTCCACCCTCGTTGCAAACACACCATCAAAGCCTTGAAAAACGTGACATACAAACAAGGCGCAGACGAGTACGTTATTGATAAATCAGCAGGCATTGAGCACTGGACTGACGGACTTGGATATCTGATCCTTGGTGCCTTCAATCCCCTTTACGAGCGTGCTGGCAAGGGGACTGGCATTAGGATCTATTGATTGCCATTCCCTTAGACTGCTCGCATCGACAGCGTTAGTTTGCCGTGTACACCGGATACAACTTCTACGACCGGCCACTAGCGCAGAGGACTGTCACAAAAGTCCAAGACCCGAACACGGCATGGTTTGCGCAAGAGCCGCATTGGATTTTGATTGAAGACCTGCTGCAGGGCACCTATGGGATGCGTCGCAAGCATCGCCGGTATCTGCCGCAAGAACCGCGTGAACTGGACGAGTCCTATGACAACCGCCTAGCACGCAGCGTGGTGCCGCCGTACTATGTCCGCCTTGAGCGGATGCTGGCAGGGATGCTCACACGCAAGCCAGTCAGGCTTGACGATACGGCTGACGCAATCCGCGAGCAGTTGTTTGATGTTGACCTGCAAGGTAATGACCTCAATGTCTGGACCTACGAAACCGCACGCAAAATGGTCCGCTATGGGCACGTTGGTGTCTTGGTGGATGCACCGGCTTCTGGGGGTAGACCCTATTGGGTGAGCTACACGCCTAGGCAGATCCTTGGTTGGCGCACCGAACTACAAGAAGGCAAGCAGGTGTTGACGCAGTTGCGGCTGTCGGAAGTGGTCACAGTGCCTGATGGCCTGTACGGCGAAAAGGAAGTGCAGCAGATCCGGGTACTGACGCCTGGTGAATACCAACTGCACCGCAAGGATGACAACAGCGATTTTCAAATCGTCGATGAAGGCCGCACCAGTCTGTCGGAGATCCCGTTCAGCCTTGCTTATGCGCAACGGCATGGCTTTATGGAGTCGCGTCCGCCGCTTGAGGATATTGCCGAGCTGAACCTGAAGACCTATCAGATCCAGTCAGACCTCGACAACCAGCTTCACATCAGCGCCGTGCCGATGCTGGCGTTTTATGGCTTCCCGTCAGCAGCAGAGGAAGTCAGCGCTGGTCCTGGCGAGGCGATTGCATTTCCGGCTGATGGCCGCGCTGAGTACATCGAGCCGCAAGGCAAATCGTTTGAGGCTCAGTTCCGCAGGCTGGAACAACTGGCCATGCAGATCAACGAGCTTGGCCTGTCGGCAGTTCTTGGTCAAAAGCTGACTGCAGAAACCGCCGAGGCAAAACGCATTGACCGCAGCCAGGGCGACAGCACCATGATGGTGATCGCGCAAAACGTGCAGGACATGATCGACAACAGCCTGCAGTTTCACGCGCAGTACCTCGGCAACGCAACTGCTGCCGGTAGCGCTTATGTCAACCGCGACTTCCTTGGCGCACGCCTTGAGCCGCAAGACATTCAAGCACTGCTGTCGCTTTATACCGCTGGCACCATCAGCCAGGAAACGCTGCTGACCGAACTGGCAGAAGGCGATGTTCTTGGCGATAATTTTGATGTAGACGAAGAGCTTGAGGCTACATCCAATGCGGGGCTTGACATATCGTCTACTGGACTGGCTGACAGACTGGTTGGTAGCGCTGATGATCTTGGTGGAGCCGAAGAAACCGAGGCGACCGGGGATTGATTACACAATGTGCAAGCTGCCTGATGAGGTGCTTGCCTTGGTGCGTATGAAGTATTACCGAAACGGCAAAGCTGATGAGGTAGACGAAATGGTGATCATGGAAGATGGCCAAAATGGTTATGACGCTTTTGCCGCAGCGGTCCGTGGTGCATTGACACGCGGCGCTGATGTAAGCATCAGATCGCAGTACCGGCCAGATCAGCTAGGGATTCTGGGATGAGCACACCAGAAGCGCTATACCGCAATGCGATTGACCTGAACAGGTACAGCAACAGCGTTGGCCGTCGCATCATCAATGCTTACAACGACATCATCATTGATGCGGTCAATCAGCTACGCACCATTGATGAGCTTGCCGCACCAGTCAAGGCTGCACGGCTGCGTGGGATCTTGGCGCAACTTAAAGACAGCCTCGGCACATGGGCAGGCGATGCAACCGAGCTGACTGCTGCCGAGCTGCAGGGCATTGCGCAGTTGCAGTCTGAGTTTGTCACCGATCAGCTAGCCAGGGCGCTGCCTGTCGGCGCTCGTGATGCAGTGCGCACCGTCGAGATCAGCCCGCAGTTTGCGCAGTCGGTGGTCACAACCGACCCGACGCAAATCAACGTGGTGGCGCTTAGCGATGACCTGTTTGCAGCCGTGCAAGGCGCACCGCAGACCTTTGCATTGACCGCTGCCCAGGGTGCCACCATCACGCTGCCTAATGGCGAGGTGGTCAGCAAAGCCTTTCGGGGCATTGCTGTAGACCAAGCCGAGCGGTTCAATCAAGTGGTAAGGCAAGGACTTCTTACTGGTGAACCGACACCCGAGATTGCTAAGCGGTTGATTGGCAACTTGCAGTTTGGCGAACGTGCCCGCAATGTTAGACAGCTCATCGCTGCAGGCGGCCAGGCCACAGCCGTTGCCGACAATCAAATTATGGCACTGGTGCGAACTAGCGTGAATCAGGTAGCGAACAGCGCCAGCCAGCAAGTATATGAGGCGAATCAAGACATCACTAAAAAGTATCGCTATGTGGCAACACTGGATACCCGCACCAGCAGCATTTGCCGTGCACTGGATGGTCAAGAGTTTCCATATGGCAAAGGACCAATGCCGCCGCAGCATTTCAACTGCCGCTCAACCACAGTGCCAGTAATCGATCCTGACATTCTGCCGCCGTCAACAACTGCAACACGCGCTAGCCAAGCAGGCCAAGTGCCGATCAACCAAAGCTATGGCGAGTGGCTTAGCAAGCAAGACCTGCCAACCAAGGCAAAAGCATTAGGCGCTAGCAAGGTTGCCTATTTCGACAAGCTGTCAGAAAAGTACGGACCCAAAAATGCCATCGCCAAGCTTGTGCGCGATGATGGGAGTGAACTAACCTTGGACCAACTCAAAGCACGCTATGGACCTGCCAGGACTTAGGCATTTCAAAGATGGCCTGATCTATAGCGATTCGGTCGAAGCATTGGTTGGTGAAGCTTGGGTCAGAGCTGTGCTGTGCCGCGCTGACAATGGCGATCAATACTGGGCGACGCCGGACATGGTTAGCCTTAGCCCAGTGACTGAATGGCGCCATGCCACTGAAGCGAGGCAAGAGTCAGGAAGTGATTTCGGAGAACATCCGCCGCGAGATCAAGGCAGGCAAGTCACCAAAACAAGCAGCAGCAATCGCGTACGCAAAAGCCGGAAAAAGCCGCAAGCGGAAGGCTAAAAAATGAAACGCGGTGATCGGGTTAGCTGGGACTACCAAGGCACGCGCACCTTTGGCGTCATCACCAGCATCGGCGGTGAGCGAGCAACAATACCAACGCGCAGCGGTGGCAGCGTCACCCGCGTCGGCAGCCAGGATGACCCGATCGTGCGGATCAAATCTGAGTCAACCGGCAATGCAGTAATCAAAAAGCGTTCAGAGCTGAAACCAGCACCACGGCGATGAGCATCACCTATCGCGGCGAAGAGTTTGAGGGCTACAACAAGCCCAAGCGGACGCCGAAGCATCCGACCAAATCGCACGCGGTACTAGCCAAGGATGGCGATACGGTCAAGCTGATCAGATTTGGTCAGCAGGGCGTCAGCGGCAGCCCTGCACGCGAAGGCGAATCTGCCGCAGCCAAAGCTAGGCGTGCATCTTTCAAGGCAAGGCACGCCAGCAACATCGCTCGGGGAAAGATGTCGCCGGCTTACTGGGCGGACAAGGTGAAGTGGTAGCAGTCTCTTGACGGTGTATCCACGTCTTCAGCTCGCAGATATAACGCCTCAGGTCATGTGCCCTAGCCGCGTGCCAACCGTTGCCGGTCTTGCGATACAAGTGCTCATGCCGGTCGATGGCATCAAGCGTTTGCTTGATTAGCGGGTTCCATGGTTCCCGCACTGGCGTATTCCACTCACGTTTTGACATGGCGCGAGCGAGCCATTACGATGACAGCGTAATTAAGCCTGCGGCTTATCCATGTCTGATGAAGCACAAGCTCCTGTGGAGCAAAATGCCGAAGTAGCCAACATGCAAGCTGAACTTGACGCCATGCGGCGCAAGAACTCAGAGCTGTTAGACGAATACAAAAAAGCCATCGCCCAAGCAAAGGCTGTGCCGGATGGAGTCAATGTTGACGAGCTACTGGAGTTCAAGCGCAGCTATGAACAGCAGCAGCTTGAATCACAAGGCAAATACGCCGAAGCCAGACAAGCTCTGGAGCAGCAGTTCCGTGAGGCGACGGCGCAAAAGGACCAGCGCATTGCAGAACTTGAAAGCCGCGTCCGCGAACTGGAACTGGTAACACCTGCCGTGACCGCATTGGCGGACATCGTGCATGACCCCGACATGGTGCTAAAGACCAAGCTCAAGCCCGAAACAATCGAGCGCGAGCCTGATGGCACCGTCGTTGTAGTAGATGGCTACGAGCGCAAACCTGTTGCCGAATGGGCCAAGACCCTGCCGGCATGGATGCAAAAGCAACCCAAGCCGCAGGGCAGTGGCGCCCCATCTAGCGGTGCAACAGGTGGCAGCATCCCGGCTGGCATGACTAATCCTTTCAACCGTGATTCATTCAATCTGACCGAACAAGCACGGCTATTTAAAACAGACCGTGACCTGTATGAAAGAATGAAAGCAATAGCTAACCGCTAAGCTGTTGTCACCGGCTGTGCTGGTGAATAGGGCTGTGCCCACACCCGTAAATCCATTTTTGGTGATTCATCATGGCGACTCTTCGCTCTGACATCATCATCCCAGAGGTTTTTACGCCTTACGTCATCGAACAAACCACCCTGCGTGATGCCTTCTTGGCTAGCGGTGTGGTGCAGCCGATGGCTGAGCTGAACGCTACTGAGGGTGGTGATTTTATCAACGTGCCTTTCTGGAAGGCCAACCTGTCTGGTGACTTCGAGGTGCTGTCTGATAGCAGCTCGCTGACCCCTGGCAAAATCACTGCTGACAAGCAAGTCGGCGTGATCCTGCACCGTGGCCGTGCTTTTGAGGCTCGTGACCTGGCTGCTCTTGCTGCCGGTTCTGACCCCATGGCAGCTATCGGCGCCAAGATCGCTGATTATGTTGCCAACCAGCGCCAGAAGGACCTGCTGTCCTGCTTGGCTGGTGTGTTCGGTAGCCTCGGCGGCACCACTAGCGCCGCTGCTTTCTTTGGCCTGACCATCGACGGCGAATCGGGTGATACCCCCACCACCCTGTCGCCTCGTCACGTTGCCGAAGCCAAGGCTCTGCTTGGCGATCAAGGTGACAAGCTGACCGCTATTGCTATGCACAGCAAGGTCTACTACGACCTGGTTGAGCGCAAGGCGATCGACTATGTGACCGCCGCCGAGGCTCGCACCACGACTGACAACCAAACTCCTGATGTGTTCGCTGGCAGCATTGCCGGCGCCTACGCAGGTAGCCTCAGTGTCCCGACGTATTGCGGTCTGCGCGTCATCGTTTCCGATGATGTGCAAGTGGATAGCAATGAGTACGCCACCTACTTCTTTACCCAAGGCGCTGTTGCCTCGGGTGAGCAGATGGCAATGCAGACCGAAACCGACCGTGACATCCTCGCCAAGAGCGATGCCATGTCGATCGACCTGCACTACTGCTACCACCCTGTTGGCGCTAAGTGGGGCGTGACCACCACCAACCCGACCCGCGCACAACTGGAGACCGTCGGCAACTGGTCGAAGGTGTACGAACTCAAGAACCTTGGGATCGTGCGTGCCACCAACACTTCTAACATGGATTGATAGGAGGCACTAACCATGGCATCTATTTTTGAACTGGAGAAGCCCGTTTTTGGGCGTTCTAACGAGAGCCTCACTGTTGTTGCTGCATCTGATGCAGCCACCACGCTGACCGCCGCTCAGTCGGTGAACAGCTTGGTGATCATGACCCCTGGCGCTGCTCGTGACCTGACCACCGCTACGGCGGCTGCGATCGTTGCTGAGCTTGGCGATGGCGTCCGCGTTGGCACCAGCTTCTCGCTGATCGTGCGCAACGAGGCTGCCGCTACTCATGCCATCACCTTGGTGGCTGGCAGTGGCGTCACCTTGGCTACCGATAACACCAACACCGTGGCTGCGGCTAACACCCGTCAGTTCATCGGTCGCGTGACTGCTATCGGCACGCCTGCAATCACCATCTACAGCCTGCCCGCAGGCACCCACTGATGGGATTGTTTGCCTTTCGCAGGCAACGTGAAAAGGAGGCTGCTGCTAACGCGGCGGCCTCTCTTTCTGCGTCAGAACCTGCACCTAAACTAGAACTAGAGGAGGCGCCGACCGATGGCAGTAGTAATCGTGGCCACGCCAGGCGCGGCAAACGCAAACTCGTACTTGACGCTGGCTGATGCCACTGCCATCATTGATGGCTTTGTGCAGGATCCTGACGTACAACACTGGAACAGCGGCAACACCGATAGCCGCAACCGTGCATTGTTTACCGCAACGCAGAGGCTAGACCGTGAGCGGTTCCTTGGTGCCCGTGCTACTGATACACAGGCGCTGCAGTGGCCGCGCACCGGAGTGCGCAAGCCCGATACCTATATCAATACCTACACGGTTGGCTTTCCATTCCGCATCACTACGGACTACTTCACGGATACCGAAATCCCGCAGCAAATCAAGTATGCACAAGCTGTGCTGGCGGCGTATTTGCACAACAACACCAGCGGCCTTGGCTTGAGCGGCCTTGAGGACTACAAAAATGTCAAGATTGGCAGCCTTGACGTGACGCCCAACCTTGGTTACGGCGCAGTCGGTGCTGACCGTGTGCCACCGCTGATGGAACGGTACCTCACTGGCCTTAGAATCAGTGGACCAGGCAACTTCTCAATTCGCCGGAGCTGATCATGGGTTACAAGTACCCCGGTGCTGAATACATCAGCGATACCAGCGCCCACACTGGCCGCTTTGGCAAGATCGTGTCGCTTGAAGCCAGCACGGTGATCAGCGCCTTGACCGCACTGGACTACAGCGGCAATGCACTGACTTCTGTGGTGCTGGATCCTAGCTGCGAGCTTGAGGGTGTTTTCACAAGCATCACGTTGTCGGCTGGCTCTGTGGTCGCCTATAAGCTCTGATGGCACTTTCAGCCTCGCTGCGGTCAGTTGCCAGCAAGGTCGTCAACAAGTTTGGCGGTGATGTGACTTTTCGTAAGATCACATCAGGCGCCTACAACACCACCACTGGCGCATCGGCTGAAACCGCTGCGGACACTGGCATCAAGGGCGTGCTGGAAGACGTAAGCAAGCGTGAAGTAAACGATTTGATACAGGCGGGTGACAAGCGACTAATTATCGCTGCGTTAGACCTAAACGGCACCTTGCCTACAACGGCAGACAAAGTAGTGATCAGCAGCCGCGTGCATCAGATCATCCGCGTTGACACGATCGAGCAAGACAACGAACCGATCAGCTACGAACTGATCCTGAGAGACTAATGGCACGGACAATCCGAGTTAGCGATATTGGCGATTACGTCAACGGGCAAATGGAAAAGCTGCTGCGTGCTGCGGTGCTGGAAACCGATAGCCTGCTGAAACAGGCCAGTCCTGTTGACACCGGCAGATTCAGGGCAAGCTGGCAGGTAGGTGAAAACTCTGCACCAGGCGGCCAAAAGCCAGAAGGCACTTACAGTGCAACGCCTTCCATCGAGCGCCTTGGCTACCAGCAAGAACGCCTCGGCAACATTTATAGCGTCCACAACAACTTGTCTTATGCCGAGCCATTGGCAAACGGCAGCAGCAAACAAGCCGCGCCTGGCTGGGTGCAGGGCGTGGCCAAGGACGTTCAGGGTAGGGTGCGTACAGCGGCAGCCAAGATTGGCAGGGAATCATGAGCAGCACCTATAACGACATCCGCGCTGCCATCGAAGGTCGCATCGCCACTGAAATGGCAGCAGCACCGGCGTATCCGGTCAGCTATCAGAATGTGCCGTTTACGCCACCTAACAATACTCCATGGTTGCAGGTGTTCATCCGCTTTGGTGACAACGCCTACGCCACGCTGCTGGGACCCGCTACCGGCATGAATCGTCAAAATGGCGTGCTGACGGTCAATGTCTACACGCCTGTCGGCCTTGGCGCTGGGGCTAACTTCACCATTGCCGAACGCGTCAAGGACCTGTTTGATCGTCGTACTGTGTCGCAGATCATCTTTGATGCAGCATCCGGTCCGGCGCAAGTGACACCAGCAGCGCCTGAGCCATATTTTCAGACCCAACTTACGATTACATTTGAGGCATACCTCAACTAGCTAGACTGCTGCTAGCCAACTACCGTTCAAGTCATGGCAACCGTTCTGTCCGGTACGTCCGGCGCCCTCTACTACAAACCCGCTGCCACCAAGGCAACATTCGGTGAATCTGCCGTTGATGCGGCAGATGACGAAATTACTGTTGCAACCTATCTGAACTTCAAAGTAGGCGATCCTGTTAAGTTCAGCGTGGTCAACGTCAATACTGGCG